GCGTTCGTGGTACGGGATGACTCTTGTCATGGTCTCAGCGGCGTTGGTCTCCTCGGCCCTTGCCCTTGCCGGTGCAGCCAGTGCGTCAAGCATCTGGATGGCAGAGGTCTGGAGAGTAAAGGAAGGAGCAATCGCCTTGGCAAGCTCGTAGCCAAAGAACTCACAAAAGTTGGCATCCCACAGGCTGACCTGTTCCACTCGCCGCAGATATCGCAGCTTGCATGTGGTCAGGTTGGTCAGCACCTCGGTGCCCTCAATTTCAAACGGCACGCTACCCACGCCGGGAGGACATCCGTTGATCTCCAGCACCCTGAGACAGTCGCTGGGCAACGGATAAGCGTAGGTGTATTCAAACGCCGGAGCGGTCGCAGATGCCGTCAGTTGCATCCGGCGCACCGCGAAATTCCAAGGGTAGGCCCGCATGAGGTTGTCCCTGACCGCGTCAAACATCCGGCGCACATGCTCTGCCGTCACGGTGTTCTCGGACAGGTCTGCGATCCGTGCCATTCCAATATGCCCGAGGGCAAGGTTTGCGAGTGTCGTTTCAGTCATGAGCGTAAATAGCAAAACCCCCGGCCCGGCACAAGTCCAGGCCGGGGGCCAACCAATGAACCAATTTTAGCGCTTCTTGCGGTAAGCGATCTCAACGTCGAACGAGGCTCCGGCGTTGGTCGTGGCGACAGCGGTGAGGAAGACACGCAGGGCATCAGTCTTGCCAAGGACGGGACGAATAAGGGCGTCATTTGCCACATACGCGACCTTTTCTGCTCCGGTGTAAGACACGGCAGTGGTCAAGTCGGCAGCAGTCCCGGCAGCGTTTACTTTTTGCAGTTTTTGGGTGATGCTAAAAGTGCCAGTCACTTTGCGGTTAAAGCAAAGTTCTGGGATGATTTCAATGTTGTCAGCGGGAAGTTGGCTGGTAAGGACGATATTGCTGTCAGCGTCCTCAGTGCCAGTAAGGGTTACGCGGAACTTGGCGTAGCGCACTTCTTGCTCCACTGCCGCTTGATCGACGACGGTGTAGAGGGATGGTGTGCGGCGCTTTGTTTCAATATCAGAGTAGAAGGTAGAAGGCATGATGTTTTTCTAGTTAAGGGGTAGGGGTTTCATGGCTTGGGATCAAGGTGGAGGAACGGACTCGTCGCAGTAGATGACCTGCACTTTTTCGTCCTTCACGCGGACGGCACCGAAAGCGGCGTAGCTCATGATCTGGAGGGCATGACGCTTGGTGGGCAGCTTGTCGATCTCAAGACGCTGGGAGATCGGAGAGACCTTGAAGGCGGACTTGGTGAAGGCAACGCAGGTGCGGACGTCGGTGGATACGTCCAGTGCCAAGCGGTTGCTCATGATGGTGTTGAAGCCCATCAACTTGGTCGGCTTGCCAGTCTGGCTGTCGGCAAGCCACTGACCAACGATCTTGGCCCAGATGTCATTCGGAGCGGAAGCAACAAAAGCCACAAGGTCCAGCTTTTGGCGTGGGCTGATGGCGAGGTAAAGCTCTTCCTGCTCGACGTCCACTTCGGCGGTCTCAAAGCGTTTCACGGCTTCCAGAATCTTGTACGGGGTCAAACCACTGTTGGTGGTAGCGCCGGACAGGACGTAGCCCACTGAAATCTGGGAGGCAGCAGGAAGGGCAATGGAAGTGTTGAACGGATCGGCACCACCAAGGCTGGCGGCAGTGGCCGACTCGATGAACACGGAGTCCATCTTGCGGTTCAAGCCAGCCTTCATGTTCATGATGATATCAGAATCAGGAAGGGCCTGGGTGTTGAGCCACTGGTTGTCCCACTGGTCGCGCTTGATGCCAACTTCAAACTGGCGCTGGTAGCCTTTGCGCTTACCACCGCCAACGTCGGACGGGTTGCTGTCGCCAAAGCGTTGACCAGTGGTCTCGGCGGCTTCGATGATGTCGAGGTCAGTCCAAACGTATTCTTTGGAGGACCAAGCGGATTCAAGAGTGCCAGCAGAAGCAAACTTCTGATTGGCTTGTTGCAGTTCCATTTCCCATTGGGTGGAGAACTGTCGGCGGAAGTGATCGGGGATCGTGAGTGAAGCAGAATAATCGGACATGATGTTATGTGAGTGAGAATTTCAATCTCGCTGCATCATCCGGTAGGCCGATCTCGGGCCGTATCTGCTGCGCCGACTTGGTGAGTTAAGCCGGATGTCCGGGACTCAGTCGTGCATCACTACGGGATACCCTTATTTCCAATTGCAAGACAGAAAAAGAGCCGCCCCGGAACTTTCCAGAGCGGCCCTGATTCGATTGACGTCAAGTTGGTGATGCCTGCTTCCACAGTGCAGCGACCTTGGCTCGGACTGCTGCCGAGTTGGGGTGACTAGCGTTGCGGAAGGCTTCGTACTCTGGGTTGCTCTTGTCTCCCATGATTGATTTGGCGAGTTGTTCCGGCCCGAGGTTGGCAACGGCTGCACCACTGACCAGTTTCGACTCACCGAGTTGACCGGCAAGCTGGGCGAAGGCAGCAGTCATGTCTACTCCAGCAAAGAGTGGGGACTTGGGATCAAATAGTTCCCGTGCGTTGGGTAGATTCATCGTGGTCGCCAACCGGGCAGCAAGGGACAGGTGAGTGTCCACCTTGTCGCCCCAGCGTTTTGCCATCTCGCCCCGCTCGTACTCGGCCAATTGAGCCGCCTCCGCTTGCTGTGACGCCGTCGCACCAGTCAGCCTGTCCATGTCATACTGCACCAAGGCTTGAGCCTGCTTAGGGGTCAATCCAAGCTCGTGCGCCTTGTTGGCGAAGGCTTTGGCAGCGTCGTCGCTCCATTCCACGCCGTCAGGCAACGCGGCAGGCTTGTCGAACTTGTAGCCGTCCACGGTTTCTGGCACTCCGTAGAGCTTCTTGAGTTCACTCTGGTATGCCGCCTGTACTTCCGGCGCAGCATCAGCGGCAGGAATGGTCAGACCGGGCGGCTTCGCCCTGGCTGCGGTCATGTTCTCCTTGAGGCTCTTGGTGATTCCCTTGAGGTCTTTGAAGTTGGCAAGCAGGGCGCGATCCTCTTCGTAGTCGGCAGGAAGCTTGGTCTGCCACTCCGGCACGAACTGACCGTCCGGCGTGAAAATGGATTGCTGCCATGGCGCATCCACTGGTGCGGCGGCAACTGGTGCGGCTGGGGTTGTCTGTTCGACGGGTACTAGTTCTTCGGGCATGGTTGTGTTGGTTTTGGTTAGATTAAGTGGCCGTACTTGGCCTTCCACTCGACGACGGCAGGGGTCTTAGTCCCCTCCGATAAAGTCATCGGTGGGCACGGAGGGATCGGTGCCCTCGTGCGTTGCCCCACTTCCGCTGGTTCGTAGTCTTGCTTTGCGGGAGGGCTTACCGGCTTCCTGTTGTATGGCCGTTTCTGGCGTGATGGTTGGTTCATGGTTAAGGATGGTTGATGCGGTGGCTTCTGCTTCGCTGTAGCGCAGGAGCAGGTTGACCACATCGGCGCGGCCAATCTTGCGGTAGGTCTCCAGAGCATCCTTGCCCACTGGCGCAAAGTAAGGATGCGCGACGGAGCACAGCGCCTTCTTCAGGATCACGCCGGACTGACCGGAGAATGCACTGCGGCAGGCAGCGGCGAACTCGTCCAACGGGATCGTCTGGAACAGTGCCTGTTCAAGTGGAGTTAAGGTGCCCACTACGCTGCGCCTCCCATTGCTCCTGCGGCTTGCATTGCCAGTTCAGGGTTCTTGACTGCTGCCTCGGTAATAGCTTCCTGCTGCTGTGCCATTTGCTGAGCTTCTGCCCGTGCCTGCTGCATCATAGCCTTGTCTTCAAGGGATCGGAAGTACTTGGAAGGCACTCCTTTGCCGCGTCCAATATCACGCTGAGCAGCAGACAAGTCCCAGTCGTCCAATAGTTCTGGCTGGGCTTGGATCAACGGGAAGAACGTCTCAATGGTGCTGGCAAACGCCTGCTCCTTCTGCGCTTCGATGGCTTGAGACATCCGGCTGATCTGGATCGTCTGAGGGTACAGCAAACGCCACTGACCGGCGGCATCCTGAATGAAGGCTTCCTGCGGCGGTTGTGGGAACCGTCCCGCTTGGAAGAGGATCATGAAGACACGCTCCAGCAGTGGATTGATCAAGTCCGTGGTCAGCAGAGTGAATGCCGGTGAAATGCGTGCCAACTGCTCTGCCTGCCGTGCTCGGACTTCGGTGGCGGTGACTTGCCGTTCCAAGGACGCGAACTGCTCAAACAGCGGCATGTGGAAGGCCCGCTTGATGCGAGTGTCCACCCGGTTGACCAAGTCAAGTCCCACCCGGTAGTCGGAAGGATCGGCCCAGACTTGTGGCGCATCGCTCATGTCGCTGACCTGAGTAACTCCACCCGGCCCAAGGTCCACCATGCCAACGGCTCCGGTCTTGGTGATGACCCGAGGATTGACCTTCAGGTTGGCCATTGCTGCCATCAGGCTTTCAAGGTAGTTGCTCCCGCGAATGTCAGCAATTGACAGCATTGCAGGGGAGACTCCGTAGGGCGATTCCTCGCTCCACTTGAGCCAGCGACTAACCATCACCGGCATCGACTCAAAGCCGTCTTCCTTGACGATGGTCTTGCTGTGCTGGTGCAGGTAACAAGACGCAATCGGCATGCCCATTGGCCCACCGGCAGGGTTGCGGTCCTTGCGGTCCCGAGGGTACACGGCATGGATGAACTGGTGCTTTGTGTGCCGCTTGTTGCCTTCGACGTCTTTGATGCAGACGGCAGGTGCCTGATCTCCAAACTGCTCAACCGCTTGGTTGGCAGTAAGAGTGAAGAAGCGGAAGACGCGATCCACGGTTCCTTCGTCGTTCTCGGCACAGGCAAATGTGCCAGCGTGCCAGCATCGGAAGTTGAGCGGACGATCCTTCCCGGCTTCGGCGGACAGACCAACGGTGCCAAACGCACCAAGGTCCAGATACCCGAGGTGGACAGCGTGGTAAAAGTTGCTGTTGGCTAGTGCCTTGTGTGCTCTCGCGGTGCAATCCGAAAGCCACATGTTCACTGCCTCGCTGCCGTTGACTGACTCGTTGGCTTCCCACTGGAACCAGTTTTGCTGGCTTGGGGTGACCCATGAGGTCATGCCGCTTGCCAGCGTGTTGAGGGCATCGACAGCAACGTCAGACTGTAGCCTAGTGTCCTCGGTGAAACTGCTGCCCTGCTGAGTGAAGCCCAGCCTGCGGAGCGGCAAAGCATGGTCAGCGCACTGCTGCCAGATGCTCTGGAAGCATGACATTTCTGCCTGCAACTGTGCAGCCTCTAGGGAGAGTTTCTCGGCTTTTGCGTCCATTAGTAGCTAGTTGCGCCACCCAGCATGGCGGTAGGGTTGTTTGCCACCATGCCTGATGCCATGCCCTGCACTCCGCTCGGAGTCACGCTCTGATTGAACCCATACTTCCGGCGACGACTCATCCGCATTTCCCGTCCGGCGGCAGCAACGTCAGCACTAGACCGGGTCGGACTAGGAGCAGGCGCTTCGTATGTAGGCAACTGGACGGCTTCAGCCTGCTTCATCTGCTGCTGCATCATTTTCATCTGGGTGTTGAAGTTCTTCTGCGACTGCTGGTTCGCCTGCTTCTGCTGCTTGACGGCTTTGTCGTTGTTGGGTTTTTTCATCGATTTTGCTGATCAGGTTGGCCAATTGATACCACTTTGGGTTACCCCTTCGGTGGAAAGCAACTGCCAGTTTCTCCGGCCAAGTGCCTGATCGAACCAGACCAACGACGTGCCGCAGGTTTCCGACAATCATCCAAACGTACCATGCATCTCCTGCCGGATCGACCTGCCATGGATCGTCCAGCCGGTCCTCGGGCCAACTGGTATCAACTGACCGGAACAGCATGACGAACTCCTCTGAGGCAATCAGGATGCCGCCACTGGCTAAGTGAGCGGTAACGTCCTCAATCCATGACGAGCCACCGATCCCCTCGGTCAGTTCCTCTGCCTTGTCCCATGCATGACTAGGCACTGTATTTCTTGACGGTTGGAGGGGCAAAGAACTGATGACCTAGACTGTTCCGGCCCACCATTCCTTGCAACATGGCTTCCCCAATATAACGGAAGGCATCAGCAGTGTGGCTTGACCAGTCGTGGACAGGCTCATTGGCAATGTAGCCCTTAGCCTTGTCCTCGCGCCTGTGGTACCACTCCAGTGCGTTGATACCAGCAGCGCACTGCGGCAGTGCAAAGCGGCAGCGGGGCAGTACCTCGCGCATCCTGCTGATGCCGTGCCAGATGTTCTGAGTGCGGGGCACTACCTTAATGTTGGCAAGTCCGGCGTTTTGCAATTCCTGCTTGAACGACAGGGAGTTTTTCTGGGTAGCCTCGGCATCGTGCGGCAGTAGATGACCGGCGTAGCTGTAGCCCTTCTTGATCATGTGGGCCACTCGTTGTGCGGTGCCAAGTTGCAGACCGCTGTCATGATCAATGACCCTGATCTCCCCTCCGATCTCTTGGAAATACCATACCGCAGTGTTCTCCGGTGCTCCCAAATCCCATGCCGTCCAGACAAGCGATCCACGCTCCCAGACGACGTCTTTGGATATCCGGTTGTCGGCACGCGCTTCGTCCAGCAGATCAGCGTAAATGGCACCAATAAGGCCAATGGAGAAATCGCAGTAGTACTCCTGCCGGATCATCTCCTCGCGCATGCCGGAACGCCGCTCCTCCTGCACATCGTCGGCACTGAGTGCGCCAGTATCCTCCACGCTGAGCCGCTCCACATGCCAGTCCGGGTTTTCCCGATTGGTCTCCAATAAGTCATAGAACCAGTTCTTCCCACGCGGCGTTCCGTTGAAGATGCACCATCCGCCGTTCTCCCGCAGGATCGGACGGATGTAGTCCCATGCCAGTGGGTTGTGCTGGGCTGACTCGGAGAAGATCACGCCAATGGGGTTGCCGCCAACGACGTCGAGCGTGTCGGTCCCGAGGATTTGGATCGTGCTGCCATTGACCAGCGTGATCTTCATCTGCTGCTCGTTGGTCTTCGCCACAAGCTCCGGCGGCAGGTGGTCGATCACCTTCATGCCTGAGTTGGCATCGATGTTGTCCCACATGGCTTTGCGCCCGAGGACGGCAGTGGGGAAGAAGTAGGCGTAGTTGCCCATCTTCTGTGCGGCCATTATGGCCATGATGTTCAGGAAGGTCTTGTCTTTACCCGCCCTTCGGTGCCACACGCAGATGCCCCGCTTCACGCCGTCTTGGCAGATGGCTTGCATGATGCCCCGCTGGTACGGTCGAGGCTCGAACCTGTGGGGCAGGGTGACGGTCATACCCGATTGATGGTGATAATCAACTTGTTGTCGGAGCCGTCCGGCCCGAGTTCGTTGTCTGCTCTGATGGCGGCGATCCGGTCGTTGTCCTTCTCTGCGCCTCTGGCGATCTGGGCGAGGATCGTGCGCTTTTCGATCAGGTCCATGACTACACCACCGGCTCGGTCCTCGGCTTTCATCCTGAGTCTCTGTATCTCAGCGGTGATTCCGGCTTTTTCCGGGTTGCGTTCTGACATGAGTCTTGCGCTGTCTTTTTCTGGGTTCTTGGATTTCGGGAATGCCTTGGCATAGGATTCGGTGACCCCGAGTCCTGCCGCGATCCCGGCTGCAAATCTGAGTTGTCCTGCTGTCATGCTTAGTAGTCCACGGAAACCGGGTTGCTGTCAATTTACAGTTCCCCTAGTCCGTACATCCACGGCATCTTCTCCTTCCCGCCAGAGATAAGGTTCAAGCGTGACTTTAGTTTACCGTATGTCTCCTCGTTGTACTTTCCTTTGCGGATGCTGACTCCTGCACGCTCTGCTGCGGCGGCAATGGCTTCGTCGTCGGTCTTGCCAGCACTGTACTGCAATGGTGCTTTGCGCTTCTTTTGGTGCGGAGCCGGTTCGATACGACTTACTCGTTCACTGATGGGACGCATCGTGTGTTTTGTCTGGCAGGAACATCTGCGACAAAGCTTGATGCAGTTGTCCCCCAGTTGTCGCATGAGCTTGGGAAGGAGTTGGACGAACTTCATTTTGCAGACGTCGCAGAGGAGCGCCAGCGGTTCGGTTGGATCGGTCATGATGGTTCGACGGTAATTGATTTGGCTGCACCTTGGCAGCGTGAGCACTGGACAGCGCCATTCGCTTGGGACATCCACTCGCCGGTCTTGCCGCAGTAGGCTCGGGTGCCATTAAGGGGCAGCAGGTGGGAGACGGCGCGGGAGTCGGTGCCAAGGCATGATTGCCATCGGTAGATGGGTACAGGAACCTCGCCTGCCTCTAGACGGGAGAGACAGGCGAGGACGTCGGCGGATCGGTAGAGCGGTCGCACTGTGGGAGTGCATGGCGCGATCCACCGGGCGGCAAGGAGTTTGCGGAAGGTGCCCTGCCCTTGGCCTGGCAGCATCTTCAGCACTTCGGCGGTAATGATCAGCAACTTCATGAAATCGCGTATTCCGCAAACTCCGGGATATCAATAGGGGATATTGCCCATCTTGCTGAGTACCCACTCTCCTCGGCTTAGACTGCCCCTCTCGGCATCTAGACGGTCCCAGTCTACGATGGACAGGCAGATGGATCGAGTGGTGACCTTGCGGCCATTTCCGGAGCCTGCTGGCCTACCGGGTTTGCGTTTGATGATGGTCTCGTATTGTTTCAGGTCGTTTGCGTCCATGGTGTTTGTTTTGGTTGATTAGATTTTTTCGTTCCAGAGCCGGATGCCCAACTTAACGGCAAGCAAGGTAATTGCGTCGTCCTCGGTTGGTCCATAAGCACTGGCATTAATGAAGTCTCTGTCATGCCTATACGCCATCCAGCGGTTAAAAGACTTGGCTCCGGTTCTTAATGCAATTACTTTAATCCCGTGCCGATCCATCCAGATCAGGCGAGGACTTTTGGTTTCTTCAACGTCGAATAGTTCGCTCATGGTTTTGGATTAATTGTAGCTGGCTTGTGGCAAGGCATCCAGTCCTCGCCGGGGCGTTTGATCTCACAATTTTTCTGAAGAGCCTCGTAGGTTGACCAAGTTCTTTCCCCACAGTTAATCTGGATTTTTGCGACGCCTGTTACCATCCACCATTCGGGGAATCCGATACCCCTGATGGCGCTCCCCGGCGGCACATCCTCCGGCCCCAGCGGGATCATTACTGGTTCGGGCTTGATGCGGTATTTTTCCGGGCACTCAATGAATTTTACGTCTTTCACATCATCCCAGACTATTGATTGTCCACACTCGATTCCATGCTGGATCGTTTTGCCCTCAGTAAGGGCTTGGACAATCGGGAGGTAGAGATACGCGGTTTCTTTTGTCATGGTTTTGGTTTTGGGTTGCTTGTAATAAATCCCTTCAGCGCTTTTTTGGTCAGCTTCTCGACGTTTTGCGGATCAAGGCATCGACCGCCGTCAAATGTTGCCCATGTGTGGATGATTTGCAGAGCCGTAATTGCTGCTTCAAACTCCTTCGCGTGAGCAATCCATCCGTGTCCCTTTAGGAGGTTTACTTGCTCGCGTAAAAAGCCGGAATGGGCTGTCTTTTGGGGTTTTGCTTTCATGGTTGCTCCAAAAGTAGTGCGTTTCTGGCAATGCAGCGCATATCATAAGCTTTAGCAGCAAGCGCATGCATGGTTGACCGCTCTGGGATTTCATAGATTTTTGCAATCTGCTCCAGCGCGTCGCGGAGTTTCTCGGCATCCTCAAACGGCACCCAGTCTCCATCGTCGCGCCGTTCCATTTGCCCCAGCGTGGAGCCTCCTTGGTCAAAGAATTGTATCGGGTCGTATCTGTTCATGGTTTTGGTTGGTGATGGGTGTAGTGCTTGTAGTTCGGATCGTTAACCCGGTGCCTGAGTTCGGCCTTGAGGTAGATGGCAAGGTCGAGGGCTTCCTCGTAAGCATGCTGGCACATGTTGTCGAGGCTATCGGCGACGGTGCATCCGTACTTCTTGATGCCCAGACGCTGCCTGTCAGCAATGTCCCGGATCACCTCAGCTTCGATGCCAGTGGCTTCCGGCAGAGTCCAGCCCTCTGGCTCCTCGTGGACGACGTTGCCATCTTGGCAATCGGGGTGATCGGGGTGATACCAGTAGGGACCGGCGGGGGAAGAATAGCGAATGAGTTTAGGGATGGTGGTCATGGTGGTGGTTTGGTTGGTGGTTGGCCGGGGGATCGAACCCCGGCGGGATGTTTAGCAATACTCAGCAACGCGATTGGAGCGAACGTCCTGCGCCCAGTGGTAGTCGTTGAGTTCTTCCTGCAAAGCCTCCAGCTTGGCTTCCAGTTCCTCAATGCGGAGCCATGGGTCGCTGTTCTTGCGTTCATGGACGTCTTCCGTTGCTTGGTCCCAAGTATCTGTGAAATCTTTGGAGAAGCTGTAAATGACGTCGCCGTCGTCGTCTTTGCGGGAGAAGTACTCGGTGACGGAGTGGTTGTGGCGGGAGTGGGTGGTGATTGGATTGCTCATGGTAGTTGGTTGGTTGGGATTGGTGCCGGGGATTGAACCCGGCTAAAATGTTTAGTCGCCAATTGAGTAGTAGTTTTCTTCAATGACTTTGCCGTCTTCCAATTTGAAGGAGGGATAGCTGCGTTGGCGTGCGGCGTTAAGTGCTTTGAGGTACTGCTCGGCAGTCAGTCCCTCGGGAGTGTCGAGGGCGCAGTAGCTGTAGTCGCCCCAGCTACCCTGCACATGGCGATCGGAAAGGTTGGTGCCTTTGCGGGTGCGCCAAAGGGCGGCACCTTGGGCACGGAGGGCAAGAATTGCGCGTTCTTCGGTGGTCAGAGTGGGGGATTTACGGCGTGTTTGCATTGGATTGGATTGGTTGGAAGTTGCTGGGGATGGAACCCAGCGGGGTGAATTAGGCGGCGAACTTATTAAGGATGTCGTTGATCTCGGCTTCGGAGTGCGCCTTGGCTTGGCGTTGCTCTTCCTGCCGGATGTAGTTGGGCAGGTTGTTCTCGTATCGGTCGTAACCGTGGAGGATGCCGCCGTAAGACTTGCCGGTGGTGGTGCAGCCTGCATACAGGCTAAGCAGCACTTCGACTCGGGTCTCCTTGTTGCGGCGGTTGGCGTATTCGTGCCGGGTCTTGATTTCCCACTGCCATGCTTTTTCACAGGCGTGGAACCGGCGGGTGAGTTGGTCACCGTTGACAAAGCGGATGAGGACAAAGACTTCTGGAACTGCTTGGTTGGTCATTTGGTTTGGCTTGTTTGGCTGGGTTAATTCCCGTCACCAGAGTACACGCCAATCCAATGCCGTCAACTACATTTAAGAAGTTTCTTCAATTATTTTTATCGTGCCCACTTAGTGATCCAGCAATCGCTTCAGCAATTCGACCATCTCCCACCGGGTGCAGGTAGTTCGCCTCTCCAACCGGACGATGATCTGGGCGATCAGTCGCAGGATGGCAGCATCCGTCATCCCGGCTGCATTGGCGGCTCGGATTGTTTTGTCGGCGTTTGCGGTAAGCGTGTTCACTGGCGGTAGCTCTTCCAATCACAGTTCACGATCCCGCCACACTCGTTGGCCCGGTCCATGATGCGCGGCCCGAGGGACTTCTGGGCTTCTGCCAGCGTAAGGTTGGCAATCAGGATCGTCGGCAGTTCGTTGGCGTAACGTGCGTTGATCAGGTCATCGAAGCGGTGGTTGTCCCATTTCTCCTCGGAGCGGTTCTGCGCCTCGTCCACCACCAAGAAGGGAGTCTTCTTCCAGCCATTCAGAACCGGCTCCATGTCTTCCTTCCTGACCCAGCACTGTTTGATGCGGTCGAGCATCTCCGTTGCCGTCAAGAATTTACCGGCGGACTTCCCGGCACGGACTCGCTCCGCTGCCAGATAGGCGGCAATCACGGTCTTCCCTCTGCCGGTCGGCCCGATCAGGATCAGCAAGCCGTCAGATAGTGCGGCAGGCAGTAAAGATTTGGCGCATTCCAATCCCGGCCCGTGGAGCGCTCTGAGCGCTTTGATTGCTCTGGACCCATGACCAGCAGCGGAGAGGGCTTCGGACGCAGCAGGCGCAACGGCAGGGGCACTGCTGGCTTGATGAGGCTTATGAGCATCCATGGCGGAACGGATGCGCTTTTCAATTTCGGATGCGACCGCTGCTGGGTCGATGGTTTCTGGGAGATCGGTGATCATGATTGTGGTTTGTGCTGGTAATAGATTTTGGGGACAATGACTTCAGGTCCGTGCCTCTCGGCTTCTTTCCGTTCCTTGTCCTGTAGGGCGAATGAAATTTGGACCGGCTTCCCGGCAGGGGCAGTCTCGCTGATGAACGGAGCATAGCCCTGCGCCTTCCACGCTCGGACGGTTGCACGCCAGTCCTTGATCGGGGCCTTGCCGTTGGTCCAGCCGTTGCCTTCCCATTTCCAGAATGCCGCAGCACCTTGACCGGCGGGGCATCCGAGGGAGACAGCAAACTCCTCGACCTCTTCTGGGTTTTTTGACTTTGCGCGATCCATTCCCTGTTCCTTTCCTATTCCCTGTTCCTTTCCTATTCCATTCCCTTCCTGCCGGGAAGGCTCTTGGATCGTTCCCAGATCATTCTTGGAATCATCTTGGAATATGCATAAGTCCTTGATCTTGCTGGTTTGAGGCTTGTCCACACGCTGATGTTTGCTGAAGTTCAGGATTCTTCCCACTGGACGTCCCTGATTGTCAGTTCCGAGCTGAATCCACCCCACGCAGGAAAGGTCTTGGAGCGTTCCGGGAATCTTCTTGGAATCATCCAAGAATGGAAACAAACCTCCACGAAGCAGGGATGGATGCGCCATAAAATAGCCGTGATCGTCTGCCCAATTAAGCAGGGCAATCGCCATTAAGCGGGTGAAATCAGAGCATCCGCACAGTCCTTCATGCAGCCAGAACTCGGGTTTGATGGTGCGAATTCTCACTGATCCACCTCCTCGTCATTGTCAGATTCCTCTTCCTGTGTGCATCGCCATATGGAAGCCAAGGTTCGCAGGCGCTTTACAAGCCAGTCAATGTCATCGGGGCATTCAAAAACAAAAACCTCGGAGCTACTCTGCTCTTCCGGCTTGTAACGGACAATTATTACTGGGCTACCTGCGGCGTTAATGAATGTCTCTAATTCAGTTACCTCGTCTTTATCTCGGATTGTTTCATGGATCATATTTTTGGGCAATAAAAGGCCCTTGCTCCCGCCTGCGGTAGAAAGCGCCGGACGAACGGCACGCAGGTGAGGGGGCAAGGGCAAAGTTTTCATCGTCTGTTTAAGCGGGTTTCTACGACCGCATCCCATCGGGATACCGCATTCAAGCAGGTTCCCGTAATCTGGCAAGGATTATTTATCCAGCTTGTCGGTCCATTCTTGCGCGGCTCGGCAAGCATCCTCGACCGTTGGGTATTCCCCGGCAGTGAAGATTTTGCCATCCTTGCAAAGCTGGACAGAGAACATCCTAATCGACTTGGCCCGTTTGACGTAGACCTTCATGGGCATGTCCCTGATTTTCTTGGTGCGCTTTTTCTGTGCCGGTGCCGGATCGGTTGGCGCATCGGGTAATGGTGCAGGAAGGAACCGCTTGGCTTGCTCTTTGGCGCGGGTTTTTTCTTCTGGGGTCATTGAGTTGGATTTAGTGCAATTCTGATAACATCGATGGTTGCTGGCTTGGTGCAGTCGGCTGGCTGGCAATAGAGTAGTCGGTATCCCATGCCAGCCGCAGTGTTAAGCTTTTCCCATTCTTTGATCATAGCTGCCCCTCGGGAGTGCCTGCCGTTGTTGAAAATACCGCCCTGAATTTCCAACGCCAATCTTTGATCCGGCCAACAGAAATCAAACCGCCACTTACGAACCGGATGGAAACGGAACTCAGCGACCGGCGCAGGGATTCCGGCTTGGGCTAATGCGGCGAGGAAGAGACGGTCTTGCGTGTCAGTCATGCGCGGCTGGGGCAGTGTCTTTGTTGGTCTTCGGCGGCAACGTAACAGTCGAAGCGGTAGGTCATCCATGCTCCATGCCTTTGACCGTCAGGGGCAAACCAGACAAAGGATGAATCGGGCGACTCAAACAGCGTTATAGTTCCGGTCATGCCGTACCGCAGGAGTCCAGTATCGTCTCCGACATAGATGGCTCGTCTCATTTCGGCTCCTCCAATTGATCGACAAGATCATCAAAATGACCCTGCCCTGTTAAGGTTTTGCGGTTCAGTTCCGCATACTGTGATGCGTTAAGCAGTCGCAATTTCTCGTATCTGAGGTATCCAAGCGCCAGCACCTTGACGGGCAATACTGAAACCACTCTGTCAATGTCGGTCCTTATTTTCTGTCTTTGTTCTGGGGTCATATTGTGGTTTCTGGTTTGGGTTGATGGCATTCCTTGTCATGCCAGCAAACGCCGCAAAACTCATCGTCCCCAAAATATTCAGGACAGATTGGAGGAATCTCCCGGTGACGGAAATCCCCGGCATCACAGTTGCATTTCTGGTCCGCTTTCCATGCTTTGAGGACTTTCTTTGCTTGCTGCAAGATCGCTTCAGCTGCGGTTGCCTCTGCTTCTGCCTTTTCTGATCCCCAGCAATTCCAGCAGTTGAGTTTTCCGCATGCTTCCTCGCCGCAGTTGATTACACGGGTGACAACGTAGGGCAGGATGTTTTGCAGGGATGCGGCAAGTTCGGTTGAGGTGATCATGGCTTGGTTGGTTTCTTAGCGTAACGTCGTTTCACAATCGTTGGCCGGTCCTGTAAATTGTTGACGGAAATCCATTGCTTCATTTCTGCCTCGGCTTTGTCGGACTCATCCCATACTGGGCGAAGGGATTGAACCATGCCTGCGCCAACAGGCTTAGTGGAAATGTGCTCCATTTTGGGACGACGGATCGTAAAGATCGTGCGGTAGTCCCTGCGGTTCTGAACTTCAGACGGGCACAGCTTCTGTTTTGGTTTGGAGAATTTCGGCGGGGTCATTGATGCGGTGAGCATTGCCCGCCCCCTGATTTACTCAAGGAGCGGGCGGAATTGGATTATGTTAGAAGGGAATCTCGTCTTCGCTTTGGAGGTTGCTTGCTCCACGAACAGGAGTGGCTTGCTGCATCGGTGGACGCAATTGGTTGGCAATGCCGGGACCGTTCCCTTGCTTGTTGTTCACGCGAGTAACGTTGCCAATGATCTTGTCTCTCTCGCCTGCGTCGTTGCGCTCCTTGCCAATATCTTGCTTGACCGTTCCAAATTGGCCATACTGGTCTTCCTCGTCATTTACAAAAACGGTAATCTTGGCGTAGGTTCCTTTCTGTCCTACGTAAAAAGCGGTTTTGTCAAACTTGGTGACGTCGATCTTGAGTTTAAGCATTTGAGCCATAGTGTTGTGTGTTTGGTTTATGTGAGCGAGAGTTTAGGGATCGCCGCTGAACGGGAGGCGGCATAATCGATGAGGAACTGGTCGAGGGAAGCGGACAATTTATTAGTGTAGGCATCCCGGTGGACGATCAGGTGGAAGGGCTGCAAGCCGGGAAAGAAAGAGAAGAAGTGCCAGCTATTCAGCCCTGTCACTGCCATCGATCCGTGGACCTGTTGCTTGTGCTCGTCCGGCAATCCTCCCGCCATGATCCAGCCAACGTGGACCTTGGGGGAGGGGCACTTGATCTCCACGCCCCAACAAAAAAGCTCACTTCCGTTGATGATTCGGTTTTTCTCATCGTAGACAGCATCCCGCTCTAGGCTTTTACCAAGGTGCAAAACCAATCCATCTGGGCTGCACCCAACGACCTTGTCTGCACGGGTGACAAATCCCACCTCGGTTGTCTTGTCGCCAGTATGCTCTTCGAACGCCCTACGTGCTACTGGTTCCAACTCAGTGCCCCGGTCCGTGAATTTGTTCCCAGCAAAGTCGATCCAGTCTGGAACGTAACTTTCGCCGATCAGTTCAGCAATGTATGTCGGTGAGGACTTCGACAGGTCGCCTTTCTGCGCCGTGATGATGTCCTTGAATCGTGATGCTGTCGGTCGTCCCCGGCGCAGGGCAAACCATGTGTCTGAACCCTGTATAACTTTTTCGTGAATGATCATAATGTTTCTGGTTGTGATGCCTTTGCCTTTGCGGCGAGTGTTGCTGCCCTTGCTTCCTCTGGGGTATCAAAAAGCCCAATGTAGACGGTCTTTCCGTTGTGCCAGTACTGTGCTTGGAACTTTCCTGTATGAGTTTTGATGTAGTACTTGCAGTTGCTGTAATCCTTGTTGCGTGCGTTTTCGACAATTGAGACAATGCGAAGGTTTTCTCGGCGGTTGTCCAGCTTGTTGCGATTGATGTGGTCGCAGACCTCTCGGATTGACCAGTCAGGACGACGTCCGCAGGATCGCTCAAGCACCAAGTGGTGGGCAAAGGCACGGACGGGAGGCAAGGGTTTGTTGTTGATCGTGCGTCGAGCGTACCCGTGCCGGTCGAGTCCCCACTTCAAAAGCCGGAAGTCCGCATCCTCATCGGAGAAGAGCAGATCAAGCATTGTCTTGGACCTCCTCGGTATACTCCGTGTCACTGATCACCTGCCCCTCATCTTTGACAAACTGCCCATCGATCATCTTCCCGGTGCGGTTCTTGATCACGTTATAGGCAGCTTCCAAGCACTTCTCAAATTTCAGTCCAGCCATTTCCGCAGCAAGAATCAACGTGACGGTGCAATCGCCGATCCCATCCGCCAATTCTTCACGGTGCTGTCCCCATCCCGAATACCTAAACAACAGAGCAGCATCCCGTGTTTCGGTAAGCTCTTCCTGAGATTTGCTCAGTTGACCAAGCAGGGTGCCACAACCTCCGGCTCCCGTGATGCCTTTGTCCAGTCCCCACTGGCGCACGTTCGATATTGTTTCGCTGATGTTCATGCTGCACCTCCGTTGTCATTGATGAAGTCTTCCTCGTCCGATGGCTCAGTGTCCCAGCTTTCGGTGGATTGCAGGATCGCCACCGGGGCGACGGCGAACGGATCAAGGGGCACGGTGCGTGCAGTGTTGATTTCCCGGCCTTTGGCGGGCCTCTCGCCGATCACAGCACCTTCGTCCTCATCATGTATGCCACTGAAGCCAAAGGCGATTCTGGCGCACTGTATGATGGCTTTGTGCCGGAGCATGCGGTGGGCCATTTTCCACGGCTCGGTGTTCCTTCGGCACTCGCTGTAATACTCGGTCGCCACCGTAGGGTAGCTGCGATCTTTCCGGTAGATTTCGCAGGTGCAGGAGATCGGCAGTCCGTCCGGTCCATCCTCAACGGTCGTTCGGATGCCGTCCATCTGCGAATGGTCGTTGATGATGCGAAGCCAGCCGTCGATTGAGACAATTGGGACGATGCCCCCGCCCTTTGCGGGAAAGGCGTATAGCTCTTTCAGTAATGGGTTCAGTCCGTAGACATTGGCAACGACAACCAAGGACAGTAGCTCCTCGGTGGTCGCGCCTTTAAAGACGGTGCTGGTCAGCGTTGCCAGTAGCTTGCTGGGATCGCAGTGCAGCTTGCTTGCCAGTACAGCAAGGGCTGAGACCGGCGGGGTGGATGGTGCGGTGATTGTTTTGAGTTCAGTAGACATTGGTTGGTTGATTTGGTTGGTGATTATTCTCCGGCGATCCCAAGGTTGGCTTCGACCGCAACGACGTCGCTGAGCCGGTAACGCACGGCACGTTTGCCGATCCGGTAGGCAATGATCTTCTTGTCCTTCCGCAGCCGCCAAAGGAACATGGTGCTGACGTCCCACCGGGAAGCCAGTTGTTGCTGCGTGATCCAGATGGGGTCTTGGTCTTGGTTTGTCGTCATAGTAGTGTTGTGTTGTAATCCTTCCAGCCGCCTGACCCCGCTCCCCTCCAAGGGTTTGTTTAGATCAGGCGACTGGTCGGAAATTTTTAGTTCAGTCCGCGAACATTAAGTGCTTGCCACTCCCGGCGGATTTGCTGACGGCGCTGCCGATCCAGCAGACGACGTTCGTGCGAGAAATGCCACAGGATAAGCAGACCCAAGCTACCGAGGATTATGTAGATAATGCCAAGGAGCATGTCGCCTTCACCGGCTTTTTGCATGGCTTCAAGATGCAACGTGCTCATTTGGATGTTCCTCCCTTGCTGTTGCCGCCACCGAGTCCGGCGAGAAACTGAAGCGTTGCTTCCTTGGCAATGTGTGACCGGCTTGTTCCGGTCTTGGACGCAATAAAGCCCAGCTTGAGATAATCCCTTGGGTCCAATTTGAACCCAACGTGGATGCTTGGTTTGGTTTTGTTTAGTTCCATATGCCTCAGATGATGACACAAAGATTGCAGTCGTCAATGACTGTTTAAAGTCTTTTTAGGACATGGGCAAAAGAAAACCCTTGAGCAGT